GGTCGTTCGCGCGCGCACAAAATGACTAGCGTCAGCGCAAAAACCGCATAAACCCCTGCGCCGCAAGGGATCTCAGCTTGAGTCAAATCGGACTCAGGGCAAGACCGTTAAGCGGCGTTTAGGATCAGTTAACTTAAGCCTAGTTGGTTTTAACTCTTTTCAGTGCTGGTTACTTTTGCCGAGTTTGCTGCAATTCGTGGATGCACGAAAGCGGCAGTGACTCATGCCAGCAAGAGCCGGATTGCAGCGGCGGTGGTGGTGAAAGATGAGCGCAAGTGGTTGGACCGCGACCTGGCGCTGGAACTGTGGAACAAGAACACGCGTGCCACGCCGAACTCAAAGGTGAGTCAGGCCGACCCGGTTGATCCGCAAGAGCTGCGGCAGCAGATCGACAAGCTGCCTGATGATGCGATCCCGGATCTCAATGAGAGCCGCGCGAGGCGTGAGCACTACCAGGCCGAACTGGCGAAGCTGCAGGTGACGCAGCAGCGTGGCGATCTGGTGCCGGCTGATGAGGTGAAGAAAGAGGCGTTTCAGGTTGGTCGCAGCATCCGCGAGGCGCTGGCGAATCTGGCCGATCGGCTGAGCCACCAGCTGGCTGGCGAAACGGACCCGACGGTGATCCATGAGGTGCTGACGCGTGAGCACCGGGATGCGCTGCTGGCGCTGGCGGAGGCGGAGAAGTGAGCGTCTGGCGCGCTGGGTTCATGGAAGGGCTGCGGCCTGAGCAGCCGCTGACGGTGAGCGAGTGGGCGGATGCGCACCGAAGGCTGAGCAGCAAGGCGAGCGCGGAACCTGGGCCATGGCGCACCAGCCGGACGCCGTACCTGCGCGAGCCGATGGACTGCTTGAGCAGCAGCAGCCCTGTGCAGCGTGTGGTGATGATGTTCGCGGCGCAGACGGGCAAGACGGAAGCGGGCAGCAACTGGCTCGGTTATGTGATCGACCACGCGCCGGGGCCGATGCTGCTGGTGCAACCAACTGTTGAGATGGCCAAGCGGCTTAGCAAACAGCGGCTCGAGTCGATGATCACTGAGACGCCGGTGTTGGCGGCGAAGATCGCGCCGGCCAGGGCTCGGGACTCGGGTAACACGATGTTTGCGAAAGAGTATCCCGGCGGGATCATGTTGCTCACCGGGGCGAACAGCAGCACGGGGCTGCGATCGGCACCGTGCCGGTACCTGTTCGCTGATGAGGTGGATGCGTTCCCAAGTGATGTGGATGGCGAGGGTGATCCGGTCGCGCTGGCGGAGCGGCGGACGACGACGTTCGCGCGGCGCAAGATCCTGCTTACTAGCACGCCAACAGTGAAGGACTTCAGCCGGATCGAGGCTGAGTATCTGCGCAGTGATCAGCGGCGGTTCTATGTGCCGTGCCCGAGTTGTGGCGGAATGCAGTGGTTGCAGTGGCCGCGGCTGAAGTGGGACGCAAAGCGGCCGGGTGATGTGCGCTATGAGTGCGAGCATTGCGGTCAGCGGTTCGAGGAACTGCACAAACCGGCGATGCTGCGCGGCGGCGAGTGGCGCGCTACGGCACCGGCTGACGGCCGGACTGCGGGGTTCCATCTGTCGGGGCTTTACAGCCCGCTGGGCTGGTGCAGCTGGGAGCAGCTGGTGGATGACTTCCTGCGGGCCAAGGCTGACGCGCCGGCGTTGAAGGCGTTCGTGAACACCCGGCTGGCGGAGACGTGGGAAGAGGACTATGCGGCGGCTGTGAGCGCTGACGGGCTGCTGGCCAAGCGGCTGGACTATGCGGCGGGCAAGTGTCCTGATGGCGTGGTGCTGCTGACCTGCGGCGTTGACGTGCAGGACAACCGGCTGGCGGTGAGCGTGTGGGGCTGGGGCGAGGCTGAGACCGGCTGGCTTGTGTGGCATCAGGAGCTGATGGGCGACCCGACGCAGACCGAAGTGTGGGGCCAGCTGGATCAGGTGCTGGCGACTGAATGGGACGCGACGGGCGGACGTGTGCTGAAGGTGAGCCAGACGGCGGTTGACAGTGGCGGCCACTGCACGCATGAGGTCTACGCGTATGTGCGCGACCGCGTGCGGCAGGGTGTGGTCGCGATCAAAGGCAGCAGCAGACGCAACAGCCCGGCGGTTGGCAAGGGCAACAAGGTTGATGTGAACTGGCGCGGCCGTGTGATCAAGCGTGGCGTCACGCTGTTTCAGCTGGGCACCGACACGATCAAGACAACGCTGTTCGGACGGCTGCGGCACAACGAAGGCGCGGGCGGGTTGTATTTCGGGCAGGCGGCTGATGCCGAATACTTTCGGCAGCTGACCAGCGAACGGCAGGCGCTGCGGTATCACCGCGGGTTTCCGATACGGGAGTGGGTCAAGAAAGCAGGCGACCGGAACGAGGCGCTCGACTGCGCGGTCTATGGCTACGCGGCGATGTTGATCTTCAGCCGACGGATGAATAAGGCGACGATGTGGCAGCAGCTGCGTGATCAGTTGGAAGGTGCAAAGCGACCAGCGCTAAGATCAAAGCAGCAGGCCGCCCCTGGGCCTGCTAGTGGCTTCGTTGGCAACTGGTAACCGTGCGCATCCCTAGCCAGATCAGAGCGGGCGACACGATCCAGTGGCGCGACGTGGAAGGCGTTGACAACTTGGGCAACGCGATCAGCAGCGCCGACTATGTGCTGACCTACTACCTGCGGACTAACACGGCGAGCGAAGGCGCGACGGTTGTTGGTAGCGCCTACGGGACCGGGTGGCAGTTCACGATCGCTGCGGCCACCAGCACGGGCTTTGATGCTGGGTCGTGGTTCTGGCAGGCTGTCGCGACCAAGACCGGCAGCACCGTCACGATGGGCAGCGGCCAGCTGACCGTGCTGCGATCGTTGAGTTATACCGGCTCTCCCGGCGCTGTTGATGGACGGTCGCAGGCGCAGCAGGATCTGGACGCGGTGCAGGCCGCGATCCGGGCGCTGGTTTCTGGCGGCGTGGTGCGTGAGTACACCATCGGCAACCGCAGCTTAAAGAAATATGAACTCGCGGATCTGATGCAGCTTGAGTCGAAGCTCAAGGCTGAGGTGAAACGTGAGCAGATGGCGGAACTTATGGCCAACGGGCTGGGCAACCCTCACAATCTGTTTGTGAGGTTCTGATATGGGACTTAGGACGCGACTGTTTCGGGCGATGGGCTTTGAGCCGGTGCGGCCTCGGGCGCGGGCGTATCAGGGAGCGCGGGTCAGCCGACTGACAGCGGATTGGGTGACAAGCGGCACCAGCGCTGACGCCGAGATCAAGTCGAGCTTCAAGGCTTTGCGCAACCGTGCGCGGCAGTTGTGCCGTGACAACGACTATGCGAAGCAGGCGCTGCGCGCGATCCAGAACAACGTGATCGGGCACGGCATCCGCCACCAAGGACAGGTGCGGATGTTGCGCGGCGGCAAGCTCGACGAGGCGATCAACGGCCGCATTCATGAGCAATGGGAGAAGTGGATGCATAAGAACCGCTGTGATGTGAGCGGGATTCTTGGCTTCCACGACATCGAGCGCCTGCTGGTGCGCAGCATGGCCGAGTCGGGCGAAGTGTTCGTGCGGATGATCAAGCGGCCCTTCGGTGATAGCCGTGTGCCGTTTGCGCTGCAGGTGCTCGAGGCTGACTACCTGATTGACGATGACGTGCCGCAGGCGGCCGAGGGCAACACAGTGCGGATGGGCATCGAGGTGGATCAGTACCTGCGACCGCAGGCGTATCACTTCTACGCGAATCACCCTGGCGACACCTACGCGGGCAACGCGCGCACCAACGGCCGCCGCATTCGTGTGCCGGCTGATGAGGTGATCCATCTGTTTCTGCCTGAGCGGCCAGGGCAGACGCGGGGCGTTACGTGGTTCGCGTCGGCGCTGATGCGGCTTCACATGCTGCAGGGCTATGAAGAGGCCGAGGTGGTGCGTGCTCGGGCGAGCAGCGCGCTGATGGGATTCATCACCAGCCCCGAGGGCGAGCTGGTGGGTGATGAGGTCTACGAGGGCGAGCGTGTCAGTGAGTTTCAGCCGGGTGTGTTCAAGTATCTGCAACCGGGCGAGAGCGTTACGGTGCCAGACCTGAACAGCCCTGATGGGCAGCTTGAGCCGTTTACGCGGTCGATGCTGCGGGCCGTGGCTGCTGGCGTGGGTGTTTCGTTCGAGAGCATCAGCAAGAACTTCTCAGAGAGCAACTACAGCAGCAGCCGGCTGAGCCTGCTGGAGGAGCGCGACACCTACCGGGTGCTGCAGCGGTACATGGTCGAGAACTTCCACCAGCAGGTGTTCGAGCAGTGGCTTGAGATGGCGGTGCTTAGCGGCGCGCTGAGCCTGCCGGGGTATGAGACCAACCCTGACCGCTACCGCGCTAGCCGGTGGGTGCCGCGCAGCTGGGAATGGGTTGACCCACAACGCGAGGTGGCGGCATATAAGGCGGCGGTCCGGTGTGGCTTCAAGACGCTGGGCCAGGTGATCACTGAGCAAGGCGGCGACCTTGAGGATGTGCTGGTGGCGCGTCAGGCTGAGCTGGCGATGCTCGATGAGATGGACATCGTCACCGACACCGACCCGAGCGAGGTGACTGAAAGTGGCGCGGTGCAAGCCCCGCTAAGCATGGGCGCAATGCCGGCTTTTGAGGAGACCGAGCCACCGATGGATGAGGAAGAATACGAGGAGGAGTCTGTGCTCGAGGATCCGACCGAGGCGCCTGAGGATTGATGGCAACCGATAGACTCAAAGCATTAGAAGATCAAAGCGCCGTGATTCTTGCGCGCCCCTATCCAAACGAGCACGCCGCGAGACTGACCGATCCCGATCAGTACGATTCGCTTCGTCGTGAGAATGATGCGGGCGGCCCTGGCATCGACTTCATCTACGGCATCAAGGAAGGCGAAAGCGAGATACAGGCGATTCGTTTCAGCAGCTCGCGCTACAGCCCTGCCGAGGCGCGTGACTGGCTGGCTGAGCACGACTTCAGCGCGATCATGTTTGAGGAGGCCACCGGCGACGGCGAGCGGGCCGAACCTGGCGATCTGTCCGAGGGCGACTTCGTGCGGTGGAACAGCAGCGGCGGCACCGCTCAGGGCCGCATCGAGCACGTCATGCGTGAGGGCACCTTAGGCGTGCCCGACACTGAGTTCAGCATCGAGGCCACACCCGAAGATCCGGCCGCGCTGATCCGCATCTATCGCGAAGGCGATGAAGGATGGGAGGCGACTGAGACGATGGTGGGCCACAAGTTCTCAACACTGACCAAGATCTCGGCACTGCGCAGCCTCGAGGGCAAGTATCAGCGCGCTGAGGTGACCACCTTCGATGAGGTGCAGGACCGCACCTATGAGTTCCCGTTCAGCTCTGAGTTCCCGGTTGCGCGTTACTTCGGCAACGAGATCTTGAGCCATGAGGCTGACGCCGCCAATCTGAGCCGCCTGAACGATGGCGCGCCGCTGCTGTTCAACCACAACCCTGACAAGGTGATCGGAGTGGTTGAGCGGGCATACATCGACGGCAAACGCCGCCGCGGCTATGCACGCGTGCGGTTCAGCCGCAATGCTTTCGCTCAGGAGATCTTGAGCGATGTGAAGGATGGCGTTCTACGGAATGTTTCCTTCGGCTACTCCATCGACAAAATGGAGGAGCGTGGCAGTGGCGACTATGTTGCGACTGCCTGGTCTCCTTATGAGATCAGCGTTGTCTCGGTGCCGGCTGATCCCGGCGTCGGGATCGGCCGATCTTTTGAGGCTGACACCCCTGCTGCTTCGGCAGCACCATCCCCTGATCCCATTCCTTCAATGGAAAACGCCACCCCCGATCTGGCCGTGGTGCAGGCCGAGGCCGCTCAGGCCGAACGGTCCCGCATCTCGGACATCACTGCCCTGTGCGACAAGCACGGCATGGCAGACCTTGGCCGGCAGATGGTTGAGTCTGGTCGTTCAATCGACGAGGCTCGCGCTGCTGTGCTCGACAAGCTCAACATTCACCAGGAGACCGTGACCATGCAGGCCGCCGACCTTGGCCTTAGCGAGAAGGAGAGCCGCAACTTCTCTTTCCTGCGCGCCATCAATTTCCTTGCTAACCCAACCGATCGCTCGGCCCGCGAGGCTGCTGCCTTCGAGATCGAAGCCTCCGATGCTGCTGCGGCCAAACTGGGCCGTCAGTCGCGCGGCATCACCATCCCTCAGGATGTGCTGCGTCGTGACCTGAACGTCGGCACTGCTACTGCCGGCGGCAACCTGGTCGCCACTGACCTGGATGCCGGCAGCTTCATTGACCTGCTGCGCAACGCTTCCGCTCTGGATCAAGCTGGCGCCACTGTGCTGACCGGCCTGACCGGCAACGTTGCTATCCCCCGCCAGTCCGGCGCTGCTACCGCCTACTGGGTGGCTGAGAGCGGCTCGCCCACCGAGAGCCAGCAGACCGTTGATCAGGTCAGCCTGACCCCCAAGACTGTTGCAGCCTTCACTGACTACAGCCGTCGCCTGATGCTGCAGTCCAGCATCGACGTTGAGAACATGGTCCGCAACGACCTGGCTCGCGTTCTTGCCCTGAAGATCGACCTGGCTGGTCTGTACGGCACCGGCAGCAACAGTGAGCCCCTCGGCCTGAAGCTGACCACCGGCATCGGCACTGAGAATTTCGCCGCTGCTGCCCCCACCTTCGAGGAAGTGGTGGCACTCGAGAGCGACGTGGCAACCGCCAACGCACTACTCGGCAGCCCGGTCTATCTGATGAACGCTGCCATGCGCGGCGGTCTCAAGACCACCAAGAAAGATGCCGGCTCCGGCATGTTCATCATGGAGGGCAACGAGGTCAACGGTTACCGCGGCGTGCTGTCCAATCAAGTGGCAGCTGGCGATCTGTGGTTCGGCAACTTCGCTGACCTGATCATCGGTTACTTCAGCGGTCTCGACATCATGGTCGATCCCTACAGCAACAGCACCAGCGGCACCGTCCGCGTGGTCGCAATGCAGGACGTGGACATCGCCGTCCGTCATCCTGAGTCCTTCAGCCGCGGCGCTGATACCCTCTGATCATGTTGATCAAGGTCCTACGGCAAACAATGCTGGCAGGGCAGGTGGCCAGAATCGGGGATGTCCTTGAGGCATCCCCCTCTGACGCCAAGTTCCTGATCGGTATTGGCAAAGCTGTTGAAGCCATCGCAGAGGTGGCTGATCTGGCTCAGTTCGGACCTGAGCCGACCCGCAAACCAACAACCCCCAGACGGAGGGCTAAGCCATGACCATTCACAATCTCGGGACCAAAACTGAGGTCCTCAACTTTCTGCCCAATGATGTGGTGACAGCTACTGTCACCGCCAGCACTGCCATCGATCTGGTGGATTATGAAGGCGACATCGCCGTGATCCTTTGCGCCGAAGCAGGCGGCGCCAGCATCACCTATCTCGGCAAGCTGACCGAATCCGACACGTCTGGTGGCTCTTACACCGACGTGACCGGCGGCGCGTTCACCGTCACTGCCGCTAACACCGCATCGGTTCAGAAGATCGCTGTCAACTCTGACAACATGAAGCGGTTTATCAAGGCAGTGGTGACAGTTGCAGGCGGCACTGGTGCCGGCGCTGTGACGATCGTCGGCCTCGGCTCTAAAAAGTACAGCTGATGGCCTTTACGGAGGATCTCGGAATCTTCCTGGCGGACTTCGGCGTCAGCTGCACAGCTGGCGCCGTTACCGCTCTGGGCATCCTTGACATGCCCAGCCAAGTGCTGGCCAATGGCATGGTGCTCAGCACTGACTACACACTGACTGCCAAGGCTTCTGACTTTGGCACACTGACCCGCGGCAGCTCGATCACGGTCGATGCTGTGGCCTATACGGTGCGGGAGGTGATGCTGATGGATGACGGGAAGATTGTTCAACTCGGACTTCAAAAGACATGAGCGGTCCTTTTAAGATCAACACGCGCAGCGCATGGGCATCCCAGAACCCGGTGCTGCTGGCCGGCGAGCCTGGCGTTGAAAGCGAGACCGAGAATCTGAAAATCGGAGATGGCCGGACACCATGGTCTGGCTTGCCTTACTTCGGCAATCCTGGCTATTGGGGATCGTTCTGGGATACAACTTCGCAGACGGCGACAGCGAACACGCCAACACCGATCCTGCTGCGCAAGAACGACCTAGACAACCGCGGCATCAAGGTCATCTCAAATAGCCGCATCACGGTTGACCACCCTGGCATCTACAGCTTTACGTTCTCGATCCAGTTCAGCAATACTGACAACAGCATCCATGATGTCAACGTTTGGCTGCGCAAGAACGGCAGCGGCGCCAGCGGTGATGTGGCCGACAGTGACAGCAGATTTAGCATCATCTCCAGGCATGGCGGAATCGACGGCAATGTGATCGGAACGGTCAACTTCGTGCTCAAGCTGGCAACAGCGGATTACATCGAACTGATCTGGGCAACTGCCAACGTTGCCGCATACATCCACGCCGAAGCCGCCGAAACCAGTCCGTTCGCGCACCCCGGTATCCCCGGGATTATCTGCACCGTGATTCAGGTGGCATCAGCATGACGACCCGCCGCGAGACGATCCTGGCAGCAATCACGTCCACGCTGGCGGGCACCACGGGCGTGAGCACACGGATCTACCGCAGCCGCGTGGAACCGCTCACCAGGGGCGAAAGCCCGGCGCTGGTGATCGAGCCGATCAGCGACAGCGCAGAACAGTTGACCAGCTTGCCGAGGCTTGACTGGTCGCTGACGGTGCGGATCGCGGTGATCGTGCGCGGCAACATTCCCGACCAGTTGGCTGATGCCACGATCGAGAGCCTGCACAGCAAGCTGATGGCAGATCTGACCCTTGGCGGCTACGCGATCGACATACAACCGCAGGGCGTCAACTTTGAGATGGTCGAGGCGGATCAGCCGGCCGGCGTGATCGCTTGCGATTACCTGGTGCGCTATCGCACCAGTGTGGCTAATCTGGCCACAACATAGGTAGCTACGATGATGGACGAACACAAAGGCCAGGGCGGCAGCTATCTGGTCAATCCCAAAACCGGCAAGCGGCAGCTCGTCGAGCGGACTCAGCCGGCTCCCCATCCAACACCTGAGGTAGCCCCTAATGGCATCAGTTCTGACACGCCGTCGCCTGATTCTGGCGAAGATTGAAACAACCTACGGCACAGATCCAACGCCAAGCGGCAGCAGCAACGCCGTGCTGGTGCGCAACCTTGAGATTCAGCCGCTCGTTGCCGAGACCGTCAACCGTGACCTGATCCGCCCCTACATGGGCCAGGCCGATCAGCTGCTGGCGCAGACCCGCGTCGAGGTGACATTCGAGGTTGAGTTGGCCGGCTCCGGCACTGCGGGCACCGCCCCCGCCTATGGCCCGATCCTGCGCAGCTGCGGCCTGAGCGAAACTATCAGCGCTAGCACCAGCGTGACCTACGCGCCCGAGAGCAGCGGCTTTGAAAGCTGCACCATCCACTACCACCAAGATGGCATCCGCCACAAGCTCACCGGTTGCCGTGGCACCTTTGAGCTGAACGGCGAAGTCGGTCAGATCCCGGTGATCAGCTTCACCATGACCGGCATCTACAACGCGCCTACTGACGAGACGCTGCCCACCCCGACCTACGCCAACCAGGCCACCCCGCTGATCTTCAAGCAGGGCAACACAATCAACTTCTCCGCGTTCTCCTACAGCGGCTGCCTGCAGTCCTATAACTTCAGCATCGCCAATGACGTGATCTATCGCGAGCTGGTCGGCTGCGCCAAGGAGATCATGATCACCAACCGCGCACCCAGCGGGACCATCGTGATTGAAGCCCCCACCATCACGGCTAAGGATTTCTTCACGATCGCCACCGGCAGCAGCACCGGCAGCATCACCTTCCAGCACGGCGGCACGGCTGGCAACATCGTCACCATGACGACGGCACAGTCCGACCTAGGTAATCTGACCTATTCAGATCAGGACGGCGTGCAAATGCTGAACATGCCATTCATTGCGGTTCCGACCAGTTCAGGCAATGATGAGATGAGTCTCGCTTACACCTGATCGCGTGGCCTTCGTTCTCAAGCAGTCCGACACCTACAGTTGGCCGGTCGCCTTTGACGTTCCCGTTGATGGCGGCCGGCATGAGCGGCAAACCTTCGACGGCGAGTTCAAGCGCTTGCCTCAAAGCAAGGTCGGGCCAATGGTGGCCGAACTGCAACGGCTTGAAGACCTGAGCGAACTGGATCGCATCACCGAGCTGGCGGCCGAGGTGCTGGTCGGCTGGTCTGGCGTCAGCGATGACAGCGGCAAGGAGATCCCATTCAGTCAAGGCGCACTCGAACAGGTGCTTGAGGTGCCTTTGCTGTCGGTGGCGATCCTCAAGGCGTACATGGACAGCATCAAAGGAGCCAAGCGAAAAAACTAATCGAGGCCGCTGAGCACTGGGCCAGCGGCGGAATCAAGGATGAGTCACAGGATGATGCAGCTGTGCTTGGCGTAGCGTTGCCTGAGCAGCAACCTGAAGGCGACCTTGAAGTGTTTGAAGAAAACTGGCCTTCGGTGCTGATGTGGTGCCGCCTGCAGACGCAATGGCGAACCAGCATGGGCGGGGTGATCGGGTTGGATTATGGCGCCGTGGCGTGGGTGTTTAGACTGTATGAAGTGGAGGATCAGCGCTCCATGCTTGAGGACCTGCAGGTGATGGAGGCCGCAGCCATGGCAGCCCTGAACGAGCGGAGCGCATAGCATGGCGATGAACCTTGACGCCATGCTCCGCATCAAGGCGGACGTTCAGGGCGAGAACAACATCCGCCGCCTTGGCAACTCGATGCAGGGCTTGCAAGGGCAGGCCAAGAATGCTGCGCTGGGCTTCAACAACCTTAAGGGTGCTGTCGCCGGGTTCGGCGCAGCCATTGCTGGCAGCGCTGTTGTCGCTGGCTTGACGGCAGTGGTCAAGACCGCGATTGATGCTGGCGACGAGCTGTTCAATTTGCAGGCAAAGACAGGCGTCGCCGCCAACGCGTTGATTGCTATCGGCAACGCCGCCAAATTGGCCGACGTTGACATGGGCACGCTGGGCAAGGGCCTGAACAAGCTCAACGTGAATCTGGTCAAAGCAGCCGAGGGTAACGAGGATCTGTCCCGCAAGTTTCAAGCCCTAGGTGTTTCGGTCAAGGGTGCCGATGGGCAGGTTGTGTCATCTGACAAAGCGCTAAAGCAGATTGCCGATCGCTTTGCTGACATGCCTAATGGGGCGCAGAAAGCCGCCGCGGCCGTAGCAATTTTCGGCAAGTCTGGCGCCGAGCTAATCCCATTGCTCAATGAAGGCTCAGCTGCGATGGAAAAGTTCACCTTCAAGGTGGGCGAAGACTTTGCTGCGAGATCGGATCTGTTCAACGACACGATCACCGAGCTGGGCATCAAGACGCAGGGCTTCGGGCTTGAGTTGACCGACGCGCTGCTTCCGGCGCTGCAGTCGATCCTTGAAGTGTTTGGGGATCTGTTTGACACAAAAAACGATTGGAATGCACTATTTAGCGTAATCAAGGTTGGCATCCAATCAGTTGCGGCTTTTATCTTTGCGACGGTGAAACTGTTCGACGTGTTCATCAAGAATGCAGTCGCGGCGTTCCAGGTCATCAGCAAAGCGGTGCAGGGCGACTTCGCCGGTGCGGCCGAGATCTATCGCACTAGGGTCGGCAGCATGATTGAACAGGCGAAGCAGGACTTCGCGCAGATTCAAAAGCTTTTCACCGATGCGCCATCGCCCGGCACCGGCCGCCGCACGGGTGGCCGCGCCATGGATCTGGACACTACTGACGCAGACAGGCGCGCAGCGGCAGACGCAAAGCGCGCTGCAGCAGAAGCCAAGCGTGCGGCGAATGAGCAGCAACGGCTGCTTGAAAGGCGACGTGACCTAACGCAAAAGACCAACGATCTGCTGAATCAGTATCGGCAAAACGTTGAGGATCTTGACAACCAGATCGCTGGTGTGGGCGCTGACCCGATGGAGAAGCTGATGCTGCGCCGGCAGCAAGCGACGGCCGAGGCTAGCAGAGAGGTCGATCGGATGACGATGGCGGTCGTTGAACTCGCTAGAGACGTGCGCGCTGCTGGTGGCGACTTGGACATTCAACCATTCAGAGAGGCAATCAATGCTTTCTCTGATCGTCAAAACACGTTGGCACAGCGCGAATACATTGACGGCCTAAACGAGATCGGCCAAAGCGCTCTCGATGCTGCGATCAAGATGTCAGAGTTTGGCGATGCCGCATCCCAGCAAACCGATGCGTTATCAGGCGCCCGTGATGGAATCGCCAACTATCTAGAAAGCATCGGCACGCTACGCGAGAACATCAGCAACCTATCAGGCAATGTGTTCAAAGGCCTTGAGGACGCGATCGTTAGTCTGACGACAACGGGCTCCTTCAACTTCAAGCAGTTTGCATTGTCGGTGGTTGAGGATCTGACTCGCATGGTGACGCGCATGTTGATCATTGCGCCGATCTTGCAAGCGATCCAAAGCCTGCTGCCAGGTGGTGGGTTCTTAAGTGGCGCTAATGCGCTATCAACCGTCAAGCTCAGGCCCGGTGGTCTGTTCGCCAATGGCGGCGTGTTTGACGGCGGCATGGTCACTCGCCCAACCGTGTTCCCGTTTGCAAGCGGCGGCGCTGGCCGCTTCGGGCTGATGGGCGAGGCTGGCCCCGAGGCGATCATGCCGCTGAAGCGTGGCAGCGACGGCCGGCTCGGCGTTGCTGGCGGCAGCGGCACCACCAACGTGGTGGTCAATGTGGATGCCACCGGCAGCAGCGTTCAAGGCGATCAAGGGCAGGGCGCTGCGCTGGGCCGCGCCGTTGCTAGCGCGGTGCAGGCAGAATTGATTAAGCAGAAGCGACCAGGAGGATTGCTCGCATAATGGCAACCTTCACCTATACGCCGAGCTTCACGGCGACGGAGCAAAGCCAGCCGCGCGTCAGACGGGTTCAGTTTGGCGATGGTTATGAGCAACGCCTGCGGTATGGCCTGAACACGGACCCCAAGACTTGGCGGCTGACCTTCGCGAACCGCACCGATACTGAGCGGGACAATATTCTTGGGTTCCTTGAGGCGCGCGCCGGCGTTGAGGCTTTTGACTGGACGCCACCAAGAGGTGGGGCTGGCAAGTATGTGTGCTCTCAGTGGAGCATGGACATGCTGAGCTGTAACAACAACACGGTCACTGCTGAGTTCATGGAAGTTTACGAACCATGAGCGAGATATTTCAGGAGCTGCTCAGCTCCAACCCTTACGCGATCATCGAGCTGTTTGAGCTGCACCTTGACGCTTCGCTGCACGGCACGACTGAGATCGTTTACTTCCACCCTGGTGCGAATCAAAAGACCCCATCAGGGAACATCATCTGGAAGGGCAAGCCATACCAGGCGCTGCCGATCGAGGTGGAGGGCTTTGAGTATAATGGCACTGGCCAGCTCCCACGGCCGAAGGTGCGCGTTTCGAACCTTCTCGGCAATATCTCGGCGCTGCTGCTGAGCGTCAACGAGTTCACGATTGGCAACGACCTGACAGGCGCGAAGGTGATCAGAATCCGCACGCTGAGCAGGTTTCTTGACCCTGTTAATTTCACTGATGGCGTCAACCCTTATGGCGTACCGGCTGACGAGGAGATGCCACGCGAGATCTATTACATCGACCGCAAGTCAGTCGAGAACAGGGACGTTGTTGAGTTTGAGCTGGCGGCAGTGTTCGACCTTGCTGGTGTGCGTGCACCGAAGCGGCAGGTGATCGCGAACATCTGTCAGTGGAAATATCGCAGTGCTGAGTGCGGTTACACAGGCAGCAACTACTTTGATGAGTATGACAATGCCTTGGGGGCCACACCTGCAACCAATTTTAACTCAACCGCATTTGGCGCTCAGCTCAACGTCAACGAGACACTGAATGAAGGCGACGCAATCGTCTCGTCGAACGGCTGGTATCGGGCACTCATGCAGGCTGATGGCAA